TGTTCGGTAGTCGATCCGTCAGGAACATCTATCACCTGATTTTTTCCACTCAACATTATCTTCATTTCTTCTTCTCTTTAGCCTTTGGTTTCTTAGCCGGCAGGTAAGTAGTACCCTTCCCTGGGTCGTATATAGCATTGACATCTAAGTCAGGATCTACAGCTAATGCCGGATGATCTTTCACCTGCTGTTCGTATAGCGTTGACTGAACAGCTACGGCAGGATCTTCTCCTAGCCTGATCTTGTTTATATAAGCACTTACTATATCTCTTTCCTTCTCTATATCCGGTGGTGGAAATCCCCCGGCTGCCCTCAGTAATCTCCAATTATCTATCATCCAACTAGTCCTATGTGCATTCTTAGCATCCTTAGAAGTCTGTAAAAGTTCTGTCAAGAATGTCATCTCTTCTTTCGTAGGGTTGCCGTTGTAAGCTTCTATGATCGCATCGTATGCTTTGACCCTGTCCGGATAAGTAGAGAATACCATGTTCGCTGCCTTAACATATTTTTCTGCTCCCTTTATCTTACCGACATCTTTAGCGATCTGAGCGTATAGCTGTTTCTTGTATACTAGACCTTCCTTCTTCGGGATACCGGTCATAGGATCTACCTTGTTCGCTGCGATCATCCGGTCGATATCTTCTTCGTTTATAGTATTGCTCAGAACTCCCATAGCTAGATTCGCCCTGGTATTTTCAAACATCTCTTTTATCTCAGCCTTCTGTTTTCTTAACTCGCTTCGTGCCTGCTGTGCTAAGGTCAATCTCTCCTGCTTACTGAGATAATCATACTTGCCTTCATCTGATTCTAATTCCTTTATAGTAGCCTCAGGATTTTGCATCATATCGATCTTGGCTTCGATCATCATATAGTTCCTGGTCTGTGCCTGGCTAGAGAGACCTTGAGCAAACCCTTCCTTTATAATAGTCTCGATCTCGGCCTGCTTCTGTGCTTTCAAGACAGCAGTCGGTGCTGCCTGTTTATCCAGGACAAGCTGCTCGATAAGCTTCTGCTGATTCTGATTGTATTCATAGATCTGTTTCTTCTTATAGATATTCCCTATCTCAAATTCGGCTATAGCAATGTTCTTATCCAATTCAACGGCTGCCCTTTGACCTAATGCTTTATTATGAAACTTACCCACGAAATCTTTCTTGAGATTATTAAGTTCAGCCAGGCGAGCATCTTCATTCTTTGAATTAGGATCATCTTGACCTTTTATCTTGATTCCGGCTATAGCTGTTTCATACTCAGACTTGTTGTTCGTGTAGTCCATCGTATCCTGAGCCTTCTGCCATACTTCAAGAACTTCTCCAGCACCTTTCAAGATAGTTTTCGTGCCTTCAAATCCTTGCTCGGCCCCTCGTTGTTGCTGCACAGCAGGCCTATTAGATATATTCGCCTGACTTACTGGTGTTTTTTGTGAATCGTATGTAGGTAATGTTGGCATGGTATTCTCCTATCTCAATGCGAATAGATCTTCTTTTCCATATCCTTCCTTATATGCTTTATAACGGGCATATCCTTTTAATGAGGTAGAGAACGCTTTTGAGTAAGCTGTGTTCCTGGCGAGTTTCCCTTCATATCTAGTCTGACTAGCTTTAGATAAGTACCCTATTTGCTCAGTCTTTAAGTTGTACGCTGCATCTATCTTCTGTATCTCAGTATTATATTTCACGATCTCTTCATCTATCCCCGCTTGTGTAAGATTATCTAACATAACCTCTACAGGCGAACCACTAAAGTCTAGCCCACTAGCCCCTAAATTAGCCATGACTTGCGATGCCATACGGTTCTTAGCCCTACGCATACGAGTCAACTCTATATCTCTCGATATATCAAACCTCTCATCAGACAACCCAATCAATACTTGGCTGAACGCTGCTTGTTGCTCGAAGATTCTAGCGTTGATCTCGGATTGCTTCTTGATGGCTCGACCTTCAGCGATTGCTACTACCGCATCTGCGACTGCTAAAGCAGCCATAGCTCCACCGGCACCGAACCCTTTATTAGGGGTACTACTGCTATATGTTAGCTGATTCTTAGGTATTTGAAAAGTAGATATATCTGCCATAATTACCTCACTTGTTTTCAGTATCTAAAAATGCGATTATGTTTAACATCTCTATCGGTAAAGGATCGCCATTCTCTACGAGGATAACTGATCCGTACCGCCAATCATCGTTGAAACTTATATTCGCCATTATACCCGTAAACAACGCTTCTGGGGTTCCCATCTCTGTGGTAGGATCACGCCACCGGACCAATTCTAGGAGAGCTGACGCGCCACCTGTCTTGAACCCTTTATATGATCTATTGACTTTAAACCCTACCTCATTGATCTTCTGCCTATGAGCCTGAGCTGTACCTCTAGGATTACCTGCCTCAAAAGGCAGAGTCTTGATCTTCGCTGTGTACGCTAGCCCTACATTTATAACGAAATAATCGTAGTTTAATGTTATTGATGCACCTGTAACTGTCTGATCGGGTTTATCTAACCCGCCATCTGCTAATACAGTGACTGATTCTGTCGCCAAATGAGAGAGTCCTGTCAAAGTCACAACGCTGGTCCCCCAACTCGCAGCAGTATACGCGGTCGTAGAGAAAGTCTTAACCACTTGCGCGGTAACGATCTTAGTCGATGAGAAACTCATGATCTTAGCTTCCCCGATCGTAGAGCTCGATACACCTATGCACCTGATTCGTTTACCGACACTAGATTCTGTCCATACCCCGGTATTCGATGCTGTGATCGTTATATTAGAGTATGTCCCTCCCCCCAGCGTTCCCATTGTCGCGGATAAAGAGATCGATGTTGTCGTGTACGCGGCATACGCATCGTAAGAGAGAGATGAGTGCAGGTATATACACTTATCTTGCCTTGTGGGTGGGGTAGTGTCCTGGAACTGCTCAACGTACCGCTTAGTGACCCCATCTATCGTTCGCCTAACTATTACCCATACCTCATCGAACGATTCTGTGCGGTGAGGGATCGTAGCCACAGCTTCATAAAACCCGTCTGTAGTTTGTTTACTCCACCCTTGCACTTCCTGGTCGACTTCCCTAGTCATTGTCGCGATTGTACCGTCTGTCCTAACGCACCAAAGGACAGTATCAGGGTTTGATTGGTACGCCATGTCTTTAACGCCATCACCTAGTATGTCAGGGTTAAGGATAGTTCTATCTACGGATTTATGGATATCTTCTTCCCATGCATAACTCATCTCCCTGATCTTCTTCCCGAACCTCTGCACGAAGTACGAGAAGTTACCGATCCGCTTTGGTACTATAGCCTCACTACCCCAGCTAGACGCTCTACCTACATTCACGGTTGTTGGAGTCAATGGCCCATTATCCGTAGCTGCGATGATAAACTCACCACCGTACGATCCTGCTATCAATACTTTCCCAGAAACTAACCATTGAATCTCGTTTGACTCATTGCTCGCAAGCTGCAAGTTCAACGCATCATCTGCGACTGCACCTGTTGCGAAGTCATCGTATCTATAAGATTTACTGCCCCATACCTTCTGTGGCTCTGTATCTGTTCGTGCGACCATTAACCTGCGTTCATGGAAAGTGATCCTCGCAGGGTACCCGCGCTTCCCGCTCCACGCACCTTCAGCCCAGGTGGTACTAGCGGTCAGGGCTAGATTATTCAATGCCTGCTTCACCGTAGCGACAGCTATAGTAGCGCTTGTCAACGCTATGATCTCGGCATAAGGTTGTATTGTGAGGCCTGTAGTTGAATCTGTCACAGGGTTGCCTAGACTCCAAAACGCACCTATTATTGTAGATGAGGTGAAAGATGTAGTTGAGTTCGTAGCAGAGAGAGTTATAGTGATCTGCCCATTCGTTCCTGAGGCTAGCGATGTTATGGCGGTAGTGTTCCCATCCAGGAATGGACCACCTTGCACCGGGAACTTCTCGTATGTCCAAGAGGATGCCGATAATCGTGTCAGTTTGTATATAGGGAAACTCTTATGAGTTAAATATATAACATCGTTGATCTGCGCGTACTGAACATCCCAGATCTGTGTTGACGAGTAACTATGCGCCACTTCTAATGTCCCACCACCACCGGTAGTGACTACTCCGCCATCAGTGAAGAACCGGAAATACTTATCGCCCATCTCTATGATATACGAGTCTGTCCTTGAGAAGATAAACTTTATCAGGCGCGTATTGACACCGCTAGACTTCACTGCTGCGACATACTTAGTTCCAGGCGTTGTGATCACCGGTCCGTACGGTCTGACAAGGAAGTTCTCTACCGTTTCGCACGCATAAGCGTACTGCGCTATATCCGTACGCCCGAATAAAGGTTTGCCAAACTCTCCGGCTGTGAAACTATTTTTAATGATATCAGCTTTCATATCGCCCTCACTGTCTTACAAAATAAAACACTAAAGTTACCAGCCCACCACCAACGCCTGCTATAGCCAAAAAACTTATACCCCACTTGACCTTCCCTACCCAAAAGGTATTATCCTTTATGGCGGGTGTTATTTCGTTCAGCTTATCCCATATCTTAGTGATAGTGTTCGATATTCCGTTATCAATCCTATCTTTTATATGCTTCAGATCAGCTTGATTTTTTGTAACTGTAATATCAAACTTATGGAGTTTTTCTTTTATTACTTCAATCTTATCGTGAAGTTCCATCTCTCCTCCTTAAAACTTGTCGTACTCTACCAAAACAGCGTCTATCCTATCTATTGCAGTCTGTAGTTCAGCTTTCTTACTACGAAGTTCTGCTGGAGAAACTATATCTATGTTCCCTACTACTTCTACAACCTCTCCGTTTTTATCTACTGCATCATCATACCAAACTATTGTATGATTATCCCCACCAGGGTCTTTATCTCGCTCTACCTTAAAACTATCTGCATATACATAAGAACTAAGAAACAACACTGATACAACTACCAACACTAACTTTTTCATAAACCCTCCTTATATTGCTTCTATGGTTATCCAACATTCGTTTGCTATAGTATCAGCATCGCAACCAGACCCAAAAGCCCCTGTAGTAGCCTGGCCATCTGTATGTAACTCTATAACACTATTAGCTGCTATAGTTGCTATAAACGATGCTTGATTAGTTCCAAATTTTCCAAATGTGTTGTATCGGATATAACAATAACTCTTTGACGGCACTATTTCTGCACTATCATCTTCTACCCACGCCCTCATAGTACACCTATTATTAAAATCGCTGTCCCAGGAGACTCCATAGGATATTCTATAATCTCCTGCTTTAAGTACGGTGATTTGCTCAGGGTCTACTCCTGTAGCATGAGTGTAATAATCTGTATCATCTCTACTCTCTGCTGTAAACTCTATAGCCATATCAGCACCAGTAGATGTCTGTGACGCATCTGCTACACCTTGGAAAAATCCTAATCTTTGTATTGATCCATCAAACCTGCTTTCGCCAGCATCTACAAAAATAGCATAATTATTATCAGCTTCAGTTGCTATAGTAGGTATGTACAAACACGCTGAATCAGTAACAGATCCACTTGTTTCTGTTATTACGGGCTCTGAAATTCGTACACTTGCTACTGTAGCATGGACATTCCCAGAATTTATAGTACATCCAGACGGAACTATATTTACATACCATACTGGGCGTGTATTCCCAGTATCCGCAGTTATAACGCCTCGTACATCTAATTGACTACCAATACGACTTACACCTGTAATTGTGAAATCCCTATCTATTCTTAAAGTAACATCATCCTCTAATGCTGACCCATTACCAAAAACAGAATATCCTTCCACATCTAAATTCCCAGTAACTGTAAGATTACCTCCTAAATCAGCATTACCAGACAGTTGCGATACAATCCCTGCTTCATCCTGAGTAAACACCTGTGCATTACCGCCTGTATCTTTTGAGTAGAGTGCTGCATATTGAGCCCTTACAGTTGGGTCAACACCAGTGTTTTGTAAGAAATGCACTGCACCATCATTATCCATCAACATATGAGTTACAACTCCAGACCCATCACTCGTCTGGAAATGTATTTCTCCATCATCTTTATTGCCTGTATCTAGCCCACTAAAGAACTTTATAGCAGCTATAGCTGTGTTATTCCAATACCCACTAGGACCTCCAATACTAGCTTGAGCTCCTGATCGGTCTGCATCAAACCTAAATACAGTAGGACCATCACCAGTGTTCTCTATTGACGCATCTGCCCCTGTAGTACCTGTTATAGAAAGTAAATCAGTAGACCAAAACCCAGTACCATTGACATTGAGTAAACCAGCTATAGTTGCATTTCCCTCAACATCTAATAACATAGTAGGGTTAGTCGTTCCTATACCTACATTACCACTTTGATGAATTGTCATAGCTGTTGCTATAGCACCACCTTCTGCTACCCTAAACAACATATCAGCTTCATCTTTGTTAGTATCATCAGTACCAGCTGCCACAACTACTTGCCCAACTAAAGTACCATCCCAATATCCTTCATATGATACTATATAGTCGCCCACTAAAGCCCTATCTGAATTTCCTTTAATAAGTGCAACATCATCACCCGTATTTCTTACCATAAAGTCAGCCCCAGTTGTTGAATCTACTTGCAACATTTGGGTCGGATTAGTAGTACCTATTCCTACCTCACCATCTTCATTAATTGTCATCTTAACCGTTGGCGTAGGAGTAGCTCCTGGATTATTCGGTGTAGTAACAAAATCCATTGCCATACCACCATCAGTATCAGCAGCATACCCTTCTGTAGCTCTACCTACAATTAATGCTCCAGTTTTAGGATTTGTAGTAGAAAAGTTAGGATCGGCTGAAGCAAAACTTAAAGCTGGAGTATATAATAAAGTTGTAGCGTTATTAGCACCTGCAGCCATTATAAAACCTGTCATTTGTTGGCTAAGTGATGTATCCCCTGAAGTCGGGTCATCTAAATATATCCACCCACCTTGACCAGACGTTCCATCTACTTTTAGATTGTAAGAACCAGGGTTTATATTTCCGATTCCAACATTTCCATCTTGTGCAAATACAACATTATCGCTCCCATTAAACCAAAAACGAATATCTCCAGCATTATCTATATTTGCAAGGCGTAAGTGTCGAGCTAATGAAGAATGTCCTGTAGAATGATAAGTTAAAGTCCCACTACTACTATCGTTTGATACCGTAAGTAGTGTTCTTGCAGAACTTCCTGCACTAGCATTTTCAACCTTTAATTCATTATCTCCATCTACATTTTTATAAGTATGTAAAAGAACCCCTGGAGCTGAAGTACCTATACCTACGTTTCCATCTTCCTGTACTCTCATTAATTCTGTCGACCCACTAGTTGCTGTATCTTTACCAATTACCAATTCTGAATTAGAACCACTATTATCACTATCTATATTTATCCAAAGGTTTGCTTCTGATGCTATTACACCATTACCTAAAAACGATATATCTGGGAAATTAGCAACTTGATTATCATTAAATAATATCATTGCCCCGCCTATAGTAATATCACCTTCTACATCTAACTCAGTTGCAGGTGCTGTAGTTCCTATACCTACATTACCATCAGAACTTATCTTTACTCGTTGCGTACCATCTGTAGAAAAACTAATCGTATTTGCACCAGCTCTATACATACCTGTATCTGTGTCGTTTCTAAAAGTATAAGACGGCGTTGCCTCTGCAGGCTCCGTTTCAATTTTTGCATCTCCTACAGTATCACCAAATGTCGTATCACCTAAAATTACACCTGAACCAGTGATTCTAAATGTCCCTTCTGTATGAAATGTCTGTACTGGAGCGGTTGTTCCTATCCCAACATTACCGCCAGTAATTAAAAGCCCCCCTGTTAAAGGGTCATTACTAGAATCTAGTTTTAAGTATGTTGACGCTAGGAAAGAATAATCTATATCAGCTTGTATCCCCGACTTTGTAACGGTAGGCCCATTCTGAAAGTTTAACCTGGTGAAATACCCCTTGCTAGTTCCATCCTCTTTCACCTGGGTAGAACCAAACACCTGCGTAGTTAATAGGAAAAATATAATTAGTACGCGTAATAATTGAAGCACAACGCCTCCCCGCTAACGATCGCGTCTATATAAAGTTTAGATAAATCATCGATTAATATTGATACAGGAGTGTTACCTGGTAAGATAGCTGTCCCTACTTGTGAGCCTAAAGCTGCTACAACGGTACTACCGCCAATAACTATAGCGTCAGTATTGCCTAGATCGGCTGCGACATCTACTCTGAAGCAAGTTGTTGAGGCTGTAGTGAGTTGAACGGAACTCCCGGAAGTTGTAACGACGGTTCTACCGCTAGTGATTGTCGCTGCCCCTCGATGCACTATAGTCAACGATCCGTTAGTCGTAGCGATTAAAGGGTATGCGTACTCGCTAGCTGCATCCGTCTTTACATATGGAACGATGCACATGGCATCGGTAGTCCCTGCTGCTCTTCGTCTGGACATGATTACCCTTTATTGGTAACTCAAGTCTGACCTTGTTCCGGCATCTCCATACTTAGCGACTGTCCAAGCATCATCCTTCATCACCTGCTGCGTACCTATCTGAGCGTTCTCACTCCTTGCTTTAGGGAGAGATACTTTCTCGTACTTCTCTAGGTATGTCTGTGCAACTTTTTTAGAGTTGAGGATCATGAAAGACGCGTTTGCTGCTATCAAATCAACTAACGCTTCCACGAAACTTGAAGGGAACTTGGATGTAGTTTCTGTATATTCAACATACCTCACGCCTAAGCCTGTGGTATCTGATACAATATAATCGCCTTCTTCGTACCAAGTAGCGTCATCATCGTTGGTCCCGAAGATTCGTATGACATTAGCAGGTCGCGCGTATACGATAGTAACTCCTGACTCGTACCACTCAAGCGTATCTGCTGATGTTGCTAAGAGTTTCCTCTTGATTGCAAAGTTCCAGGCACATTCACTGAGTAACGCCCGGAGCGATGTATCCCAAACTCTATTCACAATGTTTGCGTTGTTAGTAGCATCTGTGATACTTACAATCGGAGTAGCGCCAATCAAAGTCAATGACTTGTTTATTATTTCTGTTTGAGTAGCCATTAGTACCTCGATAATGAAAGGGGGGAGTTTTAGTCCCCCCGATCAGTAGTGGTTATGTGTAGCTTACGATCGTAGAGAATGTACCGCTAGATGTCGATGTGTCTACAACACCGATCTGCATCCTGACAGGTGTCACGGTTGTGCCTGTTGTTACATAAGGCCCATCTGAGGACATGATGTTCATCCTCAAAGCATTGTTCGCTACTATTGTATCTCCGGTTGTACCGATCTGTATGGTTTCACCTGAAGATATGAACAACGATGTGTTGCCTGGTATGCCTACCTGGATCGTGGATGTCGTAGGTGCTAGTGTTGGCATGAATACAGCAACATCAACTATCTTCTTGTTTGGTGGGATATAGGCAATATCAATCGTGTCACCGGTAGTGATAGCTGAGGTGAACGAGAAATTATCTACCCATACTTTTTCTACTGTCTTTATGTAACCGTCTGGTATTACATTATCTCCACCTGGATCATCGTACTTTGTTACATTCGCAGCTTTGAAAGCAGTCATTATGTTTCTCCTTGTCCCCTATAGGAACGGTTGTGCCGGAGTACCTTATAGGCCTCCGGTCACGGTTGCTATGTAGTCGAGATGATTCTTACTACTCGATTTTCTTCTAACCTTACTGCCCCGATGTTGAGCTCATAGTACACCTGCCAAGAATAACTCAGGTCGCTTCTTTCATCGGTTCTTACTAGTGGTGCTGCTGCCAACGCGGTGCATAGGCCATACTTGTTGTACGCATAACCTACTCCTGTGGTAGCCCCAGATATGATTCTCGTGGATACGATCCACTTGAAACCCATCCAGGTATCTATTTCACCTCTGACCAACGCTTTAACTGCCGCGTAGTCTGCCGATGTGGCCTGTTGCAGGCTCAATAGACCTTGCAAAACGGTGGTATTGACGACCATGTATCTATCTTCCGTCTCTACATCTTGGTCATCCAGTTTCTTCTTGATATCAGTGATATCAGCAAGGGTAACTGCTCCTTGGGTGACTAGCTTGGTGTTACCATTAGTCACGCTAGTTGCTCCTGTTTCGCCACTTAACGCAGTGGAACCGAGCTTATCGACAATAACATCATCGATCTTTCTACCTAAGCTGGAAGCGGCTGCGATAGTGTATGCACTTCTTGGATCGGAGATACTCTTCAATTCATCTCCACGGTCAAGCATCCTGTTGTCATGATACGATACCATAACTCCCATCCTTCGTGCCAAGTTCGGATCGTTGTTAGGTGTCGCTGTGTTTCTTCCGCCCTTCGTCTCCATGGCCCATTGCCCTATTTGGTCCTGGAAGAAGGTCTTACCACGCACGTTACTCTTCAGATAAATCGTATTCAGGAGTTTCGAATACTTCTGTTGAGCTAGTTGCATGATATTGCGACTATACGCTTGCGCAAAAATCGCATTCTGTGTGTCAGCCATTGATGTTTCTCCTTATGGTGTCGTGGGCCTGTCGGTTATCCACACTTTTGACCATGAGCCGAAGAGGTCACGAGATTATCCCTTCGCCCGATTTATAGTTGAATATAGACTATTCACGTAGTCTATAGCTGCATTATGTTCTGCTTCTCCTGCTGCTGGATCGTTATACGGATGTTTCGGATCTCTCAGTATAGAATCTATCTCACCCTGTGACTGTTCTGGTGATAAGCTGAACCTCTTATACCCGAACTCGCCGATCTTGTTCTCTGCGAACTGCTCGCCTACCTTCGCTAAGAACTCTATTGCAACGGGGTCTTTCGCCATGACTGCTGTTAAATGGTCAGCCATCTCTTTATTCCCCGTGAACTTGTTTATAACCATCTGGCCTAGCTCTATGTTGCCTTCATACGCATCGCCCCATTTACCTTTCATCTGATTCACTATCTTGTTCATATCAACCTTATGAGTATCTAGCGCTTTCCCATAAGCATCGATCGATTGCTGCTGGTATGTTTCCCATAACCCTTTCGCCTGGGCTGGCGTGAGTTTATGCGCGTGCATGATCTCCGCGAACTGTTCTTTATTGAACGTCATATCTTTCATGGTATCAGGTATCTTCGCATCTCCTAACCCGTAGCCTTCAGCTTTATCAGGGATACCTAACGCTTTACTGAATATGTTCCACCCTTCAACATCATCTGGTCCTTTAGGGATTGGCACCTTATCATGGCCCATCATCTTCTCTAGGCCAATATGCGACTTCACCATGTTGTTAAGACCTTCAGGATCATCCTTGAACTTCTGCGCTAATGGTGAGCTGAGCAAATCTGATTCAAGCCCTGACTTCCACGCGCCTGTACCTATTGCTGGCTCTGGTGCTGGATCAACATTTACTGCTGGGTCTTGATTGTCCTGTATGTTTGGGTCAAGATTATCCGCCATCGCTTATTCCTCCTTACGGTTAACTGCGTTTAGTACCTCGGTCGTTTCTTCTTCCTAGGACATTTCCACATATCATTCCTCCTTCGATTTCGCTAAGGCTACTATATCCTCAGCTTTATGTTTCATTAAACTCTTGAGTGTCGCGACTACCTGCCTCGCGCCATCTCTCACCCATGTGTTCTCTTTACTCGTTGGATCGTAGATACTCGCATCGTAACCTACCAAAGCTTCCAAGAACCTCATCACCTCTTGCCCTTGAGGTGTCTCCAGCGATGATCTCAAGTTCTGCTGTAACCCCTTCACATAATCAAAGTCTTTCAGATCATGCTTTAGTATCGTCATTTAGCACCTTCTGCTTTCGCCTGAGCAAGGTTCTTATCTACCTCACTACCTATCCTGACAGCTTCGGCTCCTTGGTTAACCATAGCCAACTCCTGTTCTTTCGCTGCCTGCTCAGCCCTAGCTTCCCTGATTGCTTTCACCTCTTGATCATCCCTCAGTATCCTAGCTGAGGCACCGGTGACATCCCATATATTATCTATGGTCTTATCAGCATTAACCTTATCCAGAGCTTGAGGTGCGAAGTTCGCTATCTGTGCTGTGATGTTCAGCGCAGTCATCAACGAGTTCATCTCGCTCCTCTTCTGTGATTGGGCCAGCTGACTCACATAGTCGATTTGATATTGTCCTCCACTTTCTAGCAACTCATCTGGCGGCTGTGGTAGTTTACCCTTTCTCCACAATATCCCAATAGTCCGTATGATGATTGGGTCAAGCACTTCCGAGGTAAACCGACCAACAGCAGGACCGAGCATCGTCATCTTCTCATTGATTCGCTCCATCACTTCAGGATTGTTCATCTGTTTGGTTATATTATCAAACGCTAGGAATACATCGTTATACATCAGGCTCTTAACTTGGTTCGCGTAATACTCCACTGCTGTCATACCTATCTTTGGATCACCGTAATTCCCAAATGGGAAGATATCTTTTGTGCCATCAAGTGCGGTCTTCTTATAATAGTTGATTGCTCTAGGGTTAGCATTGAATGGCATGATGAACGCGTTCTCTGGTAACGCTAACGGTGGATCGGTCTGTTTCATCATTGATCTCAGGTTAGTCTGCGAGATAGCGTTCAGGAGCCTTGCCATAGGTAGTGCCTTCATAGCTGGTGAGAACCCCCATGATATGTGTGGCCTCTTATCAAACCTGTGCGTCATTGCCGGGAACTCGTTATACCCGCCCTCTTCAATGACCTTCTTCGAGGTGACATCTATCCATAACGCCTGGATTGGCATATTCTCTTTATTGATCTTGTTGATATCGTTGTTGTACCTGCGCCCAATGAATAGCAGGAATGGCCATTTCTTATCAGTATCGCGCCCACCTTCCCGAATCTCTTGCTGCATCTCTGGAGAGAGCTTGTTCATTCCCCATCGTGTCATCGCCTGGAACGCGGTATAATCGAACTCTATGTAATACTCCACGATCCGGCCTCTTGCATCTTCTACGATACATACCTCACGCAATGGCATATTGAGGAACCGGATATCATCTTCGATATCATCTTCTTCCATGAGGATTGATGTACCGTACACTCCACTGGATTTGTAACTAGATATGACTTGACTATAAAAATTGCTCTTATTGATTGCATCGTTCACTTCTTTCCCAACATCTTCTAACCACCCAAGCACCTTCTTGTTGCCTTTCAATCCCTCATCGCTAGGCTGCAACCGGAACCACTTGCTGGTAGGTGGAGTGAGATAGTTCATGAACCCACTAGCAAGGACATCGCTGGCTTCCAATGTGGTCGCATCCCATAAGTAGTTGAAGTTTAACTCTGTCCCCGGATAATACTGCTGATTAACGTTGGTCGACTCTACATAATAGTAATCATGTAACGTCTGCCAATACGTCTCGAAGTTCTTGCGTAACCCTTTCAGCTGCTCGTTATTCTTGATCTTCTGCTGGGCGTCGCTATTGTCCGGTGTCTTGATATTGGATTTCTTTATCTCTGCCATAATTAGACTCCTAGCAATGTTTTACGAGCAACATCTGCTGTACCACCAATTCCTAGTGGGGAAGTATAGATTGTCTGACTGCGTGCTATAGCTCTCTTCTTCTGAGTGACTGTCGCTTGAGCTTGTTTAGTTGCTGTATCTCTAGCTTGCTTGACATCAGCTTTAGCGGCTGCGTCTCTAGCAACAATATCATCTTGTGCGGCCTGTGCCATCCTCATCTGTGTATCCGCTTGACTAGAGGCCTTCTTCGTGGCCTGTCTAGTTTGAGATGCTGAATGAGCTGCTCCACCTGCTGATGTAAGTGCTAGTGCCGTATAAACTACCCAGTCTGGCATGATAATCTCCTTGTGGTTATTTGTGTCATAGCCTTATTCCACCATGATACTGATTTAGGGTGTTCTTTCTCTAATATATCTTTCAAGCCTTTTAGTATATCTCTAGTGACTAATCCTTTCGTATTTGTAGATGCTAGACCAAAGAAGTGTACATTGTCACCCTTCCCCTTCAACATCTTCTCTAGATTATCTTTATTGAGGATATACCCTGGCTCGGTTTTAATCTTATCTAATGTCTCATCATCTACCGTCACATAAAAAGCAAAAGCCTCACTCTCTTGGATTACATGACCATCCTCCACCATCTTTGACACGAATGTCTGTATCTCGTTATCATGGAAGTCCTTACCATAGATGTTCCTCATTGTATTTACCATTGCATCTACCATCGTATCTATCTTCATCTTATACCTATCAGTTTAAACGGATCTTCTACCTTCGTGTATGCCGACTGACTGAAATAGCGCCTGGTCTCTTTATAATCGAACTCACCTATCATGCTGACTGCCATGATGAGCGCGTCTGCCATGTTAGGTGATTTAACCCCTAACTTCCTCATCTTATCTTTACTGATCAATATCCGCCTCTGCCTGTTATCGTATGTGTACTTCATGGTCGTGAGCTCTTCTATCAACCCATCATGAGGTATGGAGATATGACCTTTCAACACCATCTCTTTCAGCTTGTATGTGTTAGCTGTACGGTTGTTCGCATAAAACTTGTTCTTCTCGTAGCTTATCGGTGGGTTACGGAAGCCTAAGAACCTATCATCGCCTCTGCCCTTGTTCAGGGTATCTAACGGCCCAGCTCCTATTCCATCTTCATCTATGATGGATTTCTCTATATCATGCTCATTCGCTGTCATGAGTATGCGACCGGTAGTGTAGTTGAGGTCTTTATGATCCCACTGATCTACATGGAACACTTCCCAATGTAACGCGCCCATCTGCTGGATACCTACTGCGGCACACTTATCATCACCGTACCTCGCGACATCAAACCCCATCAGCCTTATCCCATACCCATCAGCCAATGGATGTTTGTTGATCTTGGTCTCATTGAGTTCGTTGAAACTGAATACCGAATCCTCTGTCTTGTATAATGGCTGGCCTAACCAAATGTGATCGTAGTCTGCTTGGCTTATCTTTAAGCACTCACGCGCTTCTTTCTTTAACGCATCTGTGCAGAATATGTTCTCGTTGTAATTGATATTGATGTGTAAGCAATCATCTCTCCCTACAAACTTCGCATATACCGGATCATTAGGCACATGACGGTTCATCGTGAAGAAGATTTTCGCCTTCTCTTTCCTGATTGTAGGGATAAGAACATCGAGGGTCTGCTTCGTTATGGCCTGAGCTTCATCTATGTGAAGTACGTCTACCCCTTCCATGCCCTGGATATTAAACCTGCCCTGCTCTCTAAATCCTCTGAAGTTTATATTAGTCTTAGTGACTCTATGAATGATCTTACTCGCTTGTATATCAAAATTCAGATGGTACTCATTTATAAGATCGCACATGAGAGAGTACACGCTCTCACCAATAGAGTTCTGAGTTTCTCTGCCACATACAATTCTAAGAGGGAGTTGTTCGGCTAGATAGAGAATGAGCCTTGCTACAGTCTGTGATTTCGCGCCACCTCTACCACCTTCAGCGAGGAAGTAACGATAATCACTAACCTGGGTTATCAGGGGTAGTAACTTCTCCGGGACTTGAAGTATCTTCGGTAGTACTAACTCCGCCAAGATTTAACTCCTGTGGTTTGTTATCTATTTTAACAGTCGGCATCATAGTGATGTTCATTTCGCCTTCTATTGTAGTTATGGTTGAATCAGGAACGAACTTCTTTAGGACTGCTATCATGACATTCTTATCTGTGAAAGCGAACTCTGCTATCTTATTCCAGAAATCTTGACCTCTCTTCTCGCCTTCTCTACGCAATGCTTCACGCAATAACTCAGGCTCTGCGTTCTTAGGCCTACCTTTTCTATTTATATTGGAATCACCCTTCTTGAATGGCATTGTTTTACCTCGTAGCTCTAACTGTTTTACAATACTACCTTTATAACTAGGGGTACAAATTAGCCCTCTTTTTGTACCTCGGTATTATAGAGTTGGAGACCGTATCTGGGCATCTCTCTATTTAAGTCTATCTATTGTTCAGGTCAAACTTATGGTAAACACCTGATGGCTCATATAAAGTTTACGAGGCGTATATTATCGTATATACCAAACGCTGGGCTTATTACAAGATGCCCTTTCAAGCCTCTATATCCTATGTGAGGGGAGCGGTCTCCAATACTCCGATTATACTGCCATTTTAGTTTGAGGTTTTGAATCGACATAATAGTAAGGCCACAGATAGGCTGAATTATAGTAGAGAGTTTGAATACTCCCTCAGAGTTTGGCTTCCCCTAAGTGGCCTCAATACAAGATTACACTATGGAAATAGTTTTGTCATGCATTATTTTAATCTACGGAGTTTTTTATAGGCTTTTTTTATGGTTTGGTCTATTGCCTGGTGGGAATAACCTCTGCCATCTAGCTTGACTATCTTTCGTAAGCTCTTACCACAACCGAACTTCCAGAGTATGAGCTTTACTTGGCGAGTGGTTAAGTTGCAATAACAACATCGTATGAATATATCCCAAAAATCTACATAACTTTTCAAGTATCTCCTTAATGTTTATAACCTCTTACAATAAGTGTTTCTAATATCTCTCATGGTTTGGGGTAGGTTTAACAGGCATGGGGGAACACCGTTGACACAATTGACAGATTTGACAGATTTTTCCTATAGTCACTTATATATGTATATATTCTTTATTTTTTCTACTTATACACAAGTACAAGAAACGTGTCAAATGCGTCAAAAACGTCAGGAATTCGGACTCTTACTCATAATGCCTCCTAAATGCAGATGGGTTGTTTACCATCTCTCGCCCCTTTTAAGATCTCTCTCGCCTGGACTTCTTGGCCGGGGATTATGTTCTCCTCCGCTTTAACGAAAAACTCTTCTGCCTCTTTATGTTTACCGATAGCTTTCAGAAGTACCCCGATATTTAAGAGTAACTTGAACTCTTTAGGGGAGATCATCTTCGCCATCACCCACATATTGAGCGCTTCCCTGATTGCTCCCTGGTCAAACCTTTTCCTAGCCCTCGTGTGCCACGCGTACCACGCACCGGGATCTTCTGCTACTGCGAACTCTAATAACCAATAATCATCCATGAATGCGTTCATGTATACATAGAGTCTCGTGGCGTATGCTGATAAGAATACCGCTATCACTATCGGGTGGGCTATGATTATGTTACTGAGTGCGTAGAGTAGACCAATGGAACCGATGTATAAGTATCGTTCGGCAATCTCTTGCTGGCATCGGTATAGATTGGAGTATGGCCCGATTGCTATCGTGTACCACAATAATCCCCAACCTATAGGCCCCCAATGCCAGAAACTGTAGATGAGATACCCAATTAGTGCTAGGCCTAGATAAAACCACTTGTCTTTCGCGTACGCTTTCTTCCTGAATATTTCATTACCTGCCATACTCTGCATGAAATTATGGTAAAACGTTAGCTTGAACGGTACAATGCATAAAAGTGCGTAAAAACCATATGTCTTTATCGCTACGACTAACCTGTTGATATTGAATTTCTTATCTTCATCTACGGACTCTATATCTCGTTTACGATTTACCATGAACTTGATTGTCTTTAATCTATACAGGATCGCTAGAGGGACTAAGAGAGATATGTACCACCACTTCGATCCTAAGAACACAACTCCGGAGAAGAACCCCGCAGGGTGCGTTGATGCCCAGAATAGCCATAGCGGTGCCAGCCAAGGGGTTATCATGGACAATAGAAGCAGTATGGCCACTAACATATACCATCTCCCGGATATCCACACGCTCACCTGGTTATTCGCTGGGCAGAAACTGAATAAGAGTGCTGTTAAGAAACTTACGTCGTTCGCTCCAAATGCTATATATATAAGGCTCGCTGTGATGCCTTGAAGGATTGTAGTTAATGCGTGATCTTCCTGTGGAGATATACGGCACCCTGCGATTAGTTGCAAGAACCGTTTATGCCACTTGTTCTTATACTTCGGGGGAGCCTGGAATATCGGGACATCATCACTAGCGTACTTGAGTTTCAATGTCTTGAAGAAGAATATCAGGTTCGCCACTAAGATGATACATACCCGCTCTATCATACCCGCACCTGCTTTCTCCTACGTTTGATTACGTTGCCATCTCGTAACTGTACCCAACACGTGTGGAAATTCATCTTCAGCATCTCGGCCCCTCGCCACCCTCTAGTGAGTTTCACTTCGCAGTTACCGAATATCTTGGGTTGATCTATTACTATATCCTTTGGATTAAAGAACTCCCATATCCTACGCCACAATCTCATGAGAACTGTCCTTTCGTACCACCCGTGCGTATAACCGATGGTAATAGTTTAAACAACTGCAAATCGTTCTTTATAAATAAAATCGGATGCCTCACCCAATGCCATAACTTTCTAATGATCCACCCAGGATCGAAGTAGAACCTCAGGTAGCACCGCCTCTTGTAATCTACCATATCCTTCTGAGTGAACCCATCGGGTATATAGAACATCCACGCCTTACGAAAGTCCCTACCCCTCTGGCCACTTGCCCATTGGTCTACCAGGTCGCAAGGGATTTTCCCTTCTCTCTTGGCTTTCTGATAGATTCGGCTGTTGGGGTAGGGCGTAGTTTGATGTACTCCGATATAATCTGCCTTGAGCTTAGGGGATATCTGAACTGTCTCTTCCATATCCTCTCTAGTCTCTGTCGGTAAGCCTACCATGATGAATAAACTCGCTGTGATCCCGTACTTGCGGCATAGAGATACTGTCTTATATATATCTTCGTTGGAAACTCTCTTGCCGATCACATCATTACGGATTCTCTCCGACCCCGACTCTACCCCAATACATAAATTCTTACATCCCATCCTCTTCAGTGCCTTTATGATTTCGATGTCCATGCAGTTAGCTCTTGTGCTAGCCATGAAACGGATTCTAAGGTTCTTGTCAATAACTCTTTGAGCCAAAGATAGAACATGAGATTTAGAAATAGTGAAACAATCATCGTTAAAAGTATAATTACCCCGACAACTATCATACGTCACCTCGATTTCATCTACTATGTTTTTAGCACTCCTGAACCTGACCTTGTGGCCAGAGTTGGGAATACTACAGAAACTACAGTTATACGCACAACCTCGTGAGGTCAACATATCTATATGGAACTCTTCCCATCGCCATTGTTCAGGCCTCTTATAATCTTTGAAGTTGACTAGGTGTCTCGCAGGGAAAGGTAACGTATCTAAATCTTCTATCCTGGGTGCGTAAATAATTCCTTTCTCCACTCTACCTTGCAATATCCGGTGCATCATCTTCTCGCCATCGCCTACCACGCCATAATCAAAGTATGGGAACCGCTTGATGAACATCGGATCGTTAGAGATGTGTATACCACCTAACACGATAGGGATCTCGTAATCTCTTAAACTCTTAGCGATTAGAACTGCCGACTGGATGCTGGGTGTCATCGCTGTGATACCTACGAGGCTAGGGTTCTCTTTACATACTATATAATCTATATCTGCTAAAGATAGTTTCTGTGCTGTTGGATCTAACACCTTCACTGTCCACCCTCGCTGCATCAGGTAACTCGCTATATATAGCAGGTTGATAGGGTAGAAACTGAACTCGTCACCGTCGGACATATAATTGAACTGTCTGTCTGGTGTGTTAGCATACAATACTATCGGTGCGTTGATAAGGATTACGTCTGTCATTTTATTGTTTCCTTTTTATAATCACATTTCCAATTACCCACACTTACAAATTTCATATGTATACATCTTGAATATTCTAATATTTTTATCGTAACAATCCCTGTCTCTGCATCCCTATCTCTTGACAATGTTTTTTCTCCAATATTACAATCCTCTCTTTCAGGATAAGCACATTTATCGTTTGTACGAAACTTAAGATACTGACCCATTATTCCCCCAGTCCTTTCTCTAGCCTATCTAGGTTTTCATTTAGATTATCATTTAGATTATCGAACGCCTTTATCGTCGCTTTTTGATGAGCAAACAATAGCAGTATAAGAATCAAAAGTACCATATCAAATATCATAACCCCACCCCTTTCTTTATGCTACGCCATAGATATTTCAGATCTTCTTTGTTCTTGATGTCTTTGATTTTGTTGAGCCAGAAATCGGGATACCATGCCACGTTGTAGATTTTTTTGACATACTTCGCCTGATCTGCATTATTACAGCCTTCCGGTGGGCAGTATAAAGACGCCTGAGCAGTTTTAGCATATCCTTTTCTGAGTAAGTAGTGAACCAACTGAAGGGTACGGATAGCGTCATCTGTGCTTTCCCATGGATAACCGAACATGACTGCCACATGGGGTTCAAGTCCCGCTTCCCCTGCTTTTTTGATGTATTTGATGTCCTCAACTTTCACCCCCTTATTAACCATATCCAAAGTTTTTTGATTAGCGGACTCGACTCCGAAAAGTACCATGCGAAACCCAGAATCAGCAAGAAGATTATAATCGATATCGCAAATTCGCATATTGCAACTGGTAAAAATTTGACTCCCTTTTCTATTGATTTGTTTAAGTCGTTTGCAAAACTCATCTAACCACCCCCCTATTGGAAAAGTCGCACTGTCATCGAATATCTCCCTGAACCCTAAGAACTTGCACTCTTCTATTTCGTTTATAACGCTCTCGACAGGTCTCACCTCGCACTTGCAATCTTTCTCTACACAGAACGTACACTTCCCGTGCCAACAGCCTGCTGATGCAAGAGTGTATGTGCCTGGACGATACTTGAAGTTGCCATTCTGTTGATACTTTTTATCAAATGCTTTCGTAAGCACCCTGTCGGGCTTAGGCAAGGACAGAAACGGCAAGCCTTCCGGCGCAGTTATGATTTTATCAACTCCCCGCACCGATTCATCCCAGTAAACTCTATCGCCATCGTTCCTCCTCTTAGTTGCTTCCATCGCCATACGGATAGGGTATATACACGCCTTCTTCTCTCTCTGGCGTTGCTGCGAGTAGGAGTTAGGTAGGTACAATATCTTCATTTCCACATCTCCAGGTATTCTGTCAGGGCATCTTTCCAATGCCTTGTCCATAACCCTACGTTACCTAACTTTGTCATATCTAGCATCTCGTTATGGCTGCGTCGGCAAGTATGTACGTTATCAGTAATATTAAAGAAGTCTGCGGTGACAGGTTCTAACTTAACATCTGATCTCGTTATCTCTATTATAGCCTTAGCCACTTGATACCTGGACGCTATCCCATCTCCTGCACAGTTGTATGTTCCATACGGGATCTTCAACAACAACGCCCTGCGTATGTTCTCGACTAAATCAAATGCGTATGTAGGGCTGCCAATCATGTCTGTAATACCGTACAGAAGTTTCTCGCCTGCCCTTATCTTCTTCATGATCTTACCTACGAACTTCTTATCTTTAATCGGGCCACCACCCATCATCCAACTTGCTCGGAAGATGTAATGCTTCGGGTACGTCTTAGTTATGATCTCTCCCATCCACTTGCTCGTGCCATATATATTCAACGGGTTCACGACATCTATCTCCGTATAAGAATCGTACTTCCCGCCATCGAATATGCCTGCTGTAGATATATACACAAACGGAATATCTGCGTTCCTTGCTAGGGTGAGCATATTGTATGTGCCTATCGTGTTCACATCAAACGCCTCGCTTGGATGCGTCTCGCAATACTCTAAATCTGTCTCTGCTGCAAGATGAACTATCGCTGATAACTTAGGATATGAATATCTGACAGCATTGACTGCCTTTTTATCCGTTACATCTAAATCGCCTATGTCTGTCTTTATTGTGTCTGGCCAGGAAATGTAACTGCCACACATTCCTTTCGCACCTGTGCATAAAATCATAACTTCTCTCCTGTCCACACAACTTCTCTCGCTCCACCTATCCAATAAATCCAAGTGTTCTCACAGATCCTTGGGGATATAGATATTAGAAAGTTGATTATAGGTTTCACGACGCTGATAATTAAGAACATGAACTCTGGTAACTCCTTCTGCACATCAGTCTTTTCGAACCACCAGTTAAGTTTCTGTTCTATTGTTTTCCACTTCGCTTTCCCGAACTTATAAAAGTCTTGGGCCAGGTACCCATGCATAGTGTTATATGAGAATGTCCTGTAATGACCATAGCACCCCACGCTTGTCACATTGCTTGAATGAGGCAAGAGCAATCTCATGAAGCCACCCTTCTTTAATATCCTGTGGCACTCTAAGATGAACTTGTCCTGCTGATCGAAAGGCAAGTGTTCAAGAACGTGCGAGGCGTGTACCCCATCCACCGAATTATCTGCCCATTTCCAAGGGAACTTAGATAAATCTACCACCTCATCGACCCCATCGTATTTAGTTATATCCACGTTTATAGAATCTTCTCGCAAATTTCTCCCGCATCCGATATTAAGCACTTTCATATCTTTCCCCTCTCTTTTATCTTGCACCACCTACGAGCAATGCGGTGCCTCCAAAAATTGCATAGCCTTATTAGTAACCACCGCGGAGTCCATTCCGCTAGCAGCGCATAAAACCAGAACTTCGGATTGAATATACACCAAGGCCTAATCATCATAGTTTCAAATATCTCCTGTTGCAACCAACGCGGCGCTCTGTTCTTTACTGATACGAAACTGCTGTAGTTTACGAACCCCTTGATAACAGAATTCACAGCTACCACAGGAGCCTCATTGTAATAGTTAGACACTACGCAGGTATTGTTTGGGTGTAACCGCACTGCTACGGTGTCATAATCCATCATCTTATACTCCCAGCCCCACTCTAATAAATCCCTCACCATCGCCATATTCTCTACAAAAATCTTATTGGGGAATGGCCTAAACATACGCATTGCTACTGTACGGTAGCCTATACCCGATGGGTTAGATGACGATACTAATATATCGCTATCGCATCTACTTACCGCGCCTTCATACCCATCTATAAACTGATAGTACGGCCGACCTATCACCCCGACTCTAGGGTTAGTTTCAAATATGCTTACCATGTCACCTACCACTGAATTATGCGTAAACATATCATCGCCGCATAAAAATATAGTATACTGTCCCTTAGCCTCTTTCATGCAGCGCGTAAGATTGCCACCTATCCCCTGGTTGGTTTCGTTTTTTATAAGCTTTACTATAGGGCCAAACTGTTCCACCTTTTCGCAGGTCCTATCTGTAGAACAGTCATCTATAATTAAAATCTCTCTATCAGAGTAATCTTGCATCATGCAACTAGATAATGCCTCTAGTATAGTCTTCTCCTGATTATACGCTGGTATGGCTATGGTAACTTTCATATCCTTTTTACCTCGCAAGTAAAGAAGCGACCAATTCTGTGCCTGTAGAACAATGGGATGCCACGGAGAATGGAA